AGCGTACCCGCAAGACCATAGCCAAATGCGAAGCGTATGCCCGAAGCAACAAGGCACTCATCGCAGTTCTGGGGTCGAAGTGGTCGATGCCACGAGAGCAGCAGTGGTTCTGGGAGCATAACTATGAAGATGCTCTCCGACGTCGCACCGAGAAATCATGGCTGCGCCACATGCCCTGCGACGACTTCGACGCCCTCATCGGGGAGAACGACTCGGTCTTCGACTGGGACACGGTCTACGCGATTGAGAAGAAGCGGGAACGGGTTATCGACGCTTACGGGATTCTGGGAGATGGATGTGCGGAGAAGCATGACCCTCCACCGATCGATGTTGACCATTCGAAGTCCAGAATCTCTGTGAAGTGGAAGACTCCCCAAGACATCAACCTCGAATGGTACCTCATGCCTCTGTCGGGTGATCCGGACGACGCCGGCTACGAACCCATGAAGAGGCTTCACATCTACGAGCATCCGCAGCGGGGAGCAGAGTACTCCGTAGGCATCGATCCTGGGCAGGGCGTTGGCGGTGACAGGACGATCATCTCGGTGAACAAGTGCGGCAATGACGTGCTTCCTGATGTTCAGGTGGCTGAGTTCGCGTCGGACGATATCGACAACGTGGAAATCTACGCATGGGCTTGCTGCATCGCGGCTTACTACTCGAAGTTTATGAAAGAAGAAGAAGATGGCATGGCGACGGTCATCATAGAGCAGAGAAGGAAGTACGGTGACTCCTGCTACCATGCCATGAAACTGCACGGGTTCCGCAAACACCATCACTTCCGACAGTACGACAAGAAGACGCTGAAGGAAAAGCCTTCGGAGAGAGCGAGGGAAGGCTGGTTCACGAACGAGTGGTCGCGTCCGATGCTTCTCGGAACCTTCAAGGCGGCAGTCGTGGGTGGGTGGTACAAGGTAAATTCGAAGTGGCTGCAGGCTGAGATTGAGAAGTTTGAGCAGGGACAGACCACGTCAGGTAAGTTGCGATGGGACCACATGGATGATGAGCATGATGACCGCATCTTCGCCGCGGCGATGAGTTACTTTACCCTGCACGACATGGACGTCTTGGCGGAACGGCACAAGCAGAGGTATCAGGCACCTGAGGAAGAGGATATCGTTCTCGATACCCGTCCGTTCTACACCGAGGTCAGAAACCCGATGGCAGATGCATTCTTGGAGGCTTATCAGAAATGAAGCAGAGGAACGCCCAGTTATCCGAAAAGACAGTCTTCTGGAGACATGCAAGCGGGGAACTGATGCTTGCCATCGACCCGAAGATACGCCCTAAGTTCCCATGGTACCGGATTGAATGCCTCACGGCTCAGGAGACGGAGCGCTACTCCCGCGAGATGGCGCGACAGGAGTTCAATAAGTTCAAACACATGAAAGTCGAGGAGCACTTGCGCTCAAGGGCGAAGCGTCAGGAGCGGATTGCGAACTGCAAACTGCGTCTCGCCAGTGGCTGTATTTCGGCTTTGGACGAACAGATTACCCGCAACACGCTAAAATCCTTTGAGTTGAAAGAGGAATTGTTCTATAAGTTTCTAACAGAAGAACCTGATCTCACCCGGGCATCGCTTATGATCGAGCGGTACGAAGCCCCTCAACTGAAGTCCATGAAAAAGACCGGACTCAGGGACGAGGAAGTCGATATGGTCAACAAATTAGTCCAAGAGGAATTCTAAGTGTCCCCACGTGAGCAGAACGACCGCAACTGGCAGCCACCCCCTAAAGATGCACCGGGAAATACGAAAATGGGGTGGATCAATGATGTTGTTTCGTACGGAGAACAATATCAAGCCGCCCAGTTAGCCTCCCGCGACATCGTCCAGTCGATCAACATGATCTCCGGCCGGCTGAACAATAAGCCGAACCAATCCCGCTCCGCACTTACGATGAACCGCGAGAAGCGTTCACTGCGGGAGTTCATCGCGAATATCGCCAATGTTCGTGCGATCGACGCCTATGCTTCTGAAAACCCTGCGTATCAGGGCTACCTTGCGATGCTTAACAAGGTATGGAAGGCAGTCTGGTTTGAGTCCAAGTTCCCACGGGCATTCAAGCGCAACTGCCAGTGGATGGCAGCGGGTGGTTACGCTTACATCTCTCCCGTCTACCGCAATATCGTGATGAGTGCGAGGTCGAAGAAGCGCATCGACTTCGACGTGTTTTCGGCAAACGATGTCCTGTCCTTCCAGATGCCGGACAACTTCGATGTTCAGGGTGCGTTTGCCCATACTCTGATCAGGTTCATGCCGGAGTTCGAAGCCCATGCCAAATTCCCCAAGTACGCCTCCCAACTCCGTCCGGTCGCGAGACGACGTTATAGTGGAAATGCCGCCAAAGACCGAATATCCCTGGCTGAGCGCTTCCGAACGGCAGCTTCGGGCCAGAACTCTACAACTTACTCCAACTGGGCAGCACAGGTCGACGAAATCCGATACACCTCCATCCGCGACCTCTCGATCAACACCACGAAAAAGCCGATAGCCATGGGGGCACCGGGAGCGATTGAGTCCTACGTCGTTCCGTTTGTCGGTCAGGAACTCCAGACCGAAGAGTTCATCCAGCCGGGAATCCGCAAGACACGCAAGGCTACCGAGGAAGACTGCTATCTCTATCCCAACCTAAGGCTTCTGATCTCGCAGCGGGGCATGCAGGAACCGATGTACGACGGCCCCGGCTTCTCATGGCATGGCATGTTCCCGATTGCGCGGTTCTCCGCGGATGAGTGGCCATGGGAACCCGGATACTCTTCGGCACGGGATATTTCCTCTCTGGGAGAAAGCCGACAGGCATTCATGCGGGGTATGGAGCAGACAGCCAAGCAGAGGTTCGATCCTGCCATTCTTTATGACAAGAGTGCCGGTCTGAACCGCAAGACGATGGAAATGTTCGACCCTTACGAGGAACGCTCGAGACTCGGAGTAGACGGAACCATCACCGACGCTACCTTGCGTACGGCTTTGCCGGAGTCGATGCTGAATATCCCGGAGTGGGCGTTTGCATGGCTGAAGACGTTGAACGACGATGAAGACTACATGCTGGGCCAGAACGCCATGGAGAACCTTGCCAAGGCGAAGATGGCTTCAGCCGACAACGCGGTTGAAAAGGCGCAGGAGGAAGCAGGACCCATCGTCAAGGACATCTCCTACGGGTTTGAGACGCCGATGCAGGACGTGATGATGATGGCGCTGTCGGATGTTCTGCAGTACTACCCGACAGGCAGGATCATGACGTACGTAGGGCCGAATGGCGTTGACCCGATTACGTTTGACCTGAATCCCGATTCACTGGTTCCGTCGCATGGACATCTGGAAGATCCGAACGAGACAAGCGTTTACACGAGGATGCAGCGGTGTCAGATGTTCCTGCAGAACTTCTCCTCGCAGATTGCCCCGGGCTCGCTGCATACGAACGTTGCCACACAGCAGCAGTTGCTCTTCCTGCAGATGCAGAGGGCAGGGTTCATGATCTCGTCGGAGACAGTGGCCAAGGCTTGCGACATCCCCAACTGGGGAACGTTGCCGGGGAACACGGAACTGGAGAAGTGGCAGAACGAGCAGGAGATGAAACTGAACTTCGCCACGAGGATGAAGCAACTGGAGACTGCCTTGGTTCCTCAGGGAGCGGCAGGACCCCCTCCGGTCAATCCGTTGGCAGAGGCAGGAAAGGGAGCACCCGGACGACCGCCGACGGGGAACAAACCGGCACACATGGAAACCAAGGGTTCAGCGGAGGGACAGCGCGTTGTCATCGCGCACTAGGAGAGTATGGAGAACTGGAGACCAGACTTCGACGTAAAACTTCAAGGTCATGCAATCGCCACGTACAGGGGGCCAAAGAGTGCCGACATGGTTGCGAAGTTGTACGAGTACTTCCGCAAGGAGAAGTGGCGTGGGCAGTTCGTCATAAATTTCCCGGGTAATGGTGGGGTAAACGACATGGTATTCACTGAGGTACGCAGGGCGTCCGAGATGGAAAATGGCAATGGTGTGAAAAAAGATGTTTGACGTTGATGGTTCTCTGTGTTTTAGTGATACTTGAATTTGGATTCTGACCCATCTCCTCAAGGAAATAGGGCATGGCCTAAGAGCAATCGGCTCTCGGGCCATTTTCTTTTGTACCGAAGGAGATTTCCATGGCAAAGCATCACGTCAAGAAAGAGCACAAGGGTGGACATCACAAGGGCCATAAGGGCGGCTCTCTGAAGATCCACGGAGGCTTCAAGGCGACTGAGCACAAGAAAGAGCACAAGAAGTAATGGCTGCTTTCCCCCAAGCCGATCCTTCGCAGCAGCAGGGACCTCCTCAAGCCCCTCAGGGCGGAGGTTCACCCGCTGCTCCGAACACCGGAGCGGTTGTGCAGATCATGGATGGGTTGAACAAGCTTTCAACGATGCTCGGGCAGGTTTTTCCGGCAGCATCGGAGGAAGCGCAAGGGATTCAGAAACTCGTGAACCAGGCTCAGGTCAAGATTGCAGCGACCCAGAGCCAAACCCAACCACAGGCACCGCCGATCTAGGGAGATAAGACATGGACATCCGCGCAATCCTCAAAGCCCGCAACCTTTCCGATGAGAACATCGATGCTCTCATCACCAAGCCGGAGTACGCTTCCCTGCTGGAGTCGTTCATCAACGAAGCGGAAGGCGGCAAGACGGCTTTGCTGAAGGCGCAGGAGATTGAAGGCAACCTGAAGAACTGGAACGAGAACGAGGTCATCCCCTACGTTCGCAAGGCAGACATGAGGGCTGCTGAACTCGAAGCGCAGAACGCCGCATTGAGGACACATCTCTCCACCCTGAAGAGTCAGGGATACGACATTCCCGAATCAATGCTTCCTACGTCCGATGTTGGACGTAAACAGGAACCGGCGCAGCCGCAGAATGCGTTCGCAAGCGCAGCCGACATCGACAAGTGGCGTCACGACCAAGCCATGGTGGGCATGGAACTTATCGGTCTGTCGAACAAGCACCGCAAGTTGACGGGCGAAGAACTCGACCCGATGGCCGAGTACGATGACTTCTCGAAGAACAAGCGTCCCCAGGAAACCCTGCGTGATTATGTCGCACGGAAGTACGACCATACTGGTCTTCAGGCGAAGGCGACCGAGGCCAAGCAGGCGGCTGACCGGAAGAAGATTGAGGACGAAGCGATTGAGCGGTACAAGAAGGAGCATCCGGTGAGCGCAAACCCGGAACTGGCTTCTCCCCGCCCATCCAAGTTCGACCGTTTCCAGAACGTTCCCGAGGAGCGTTCGAAGAGTTGGCAGACCGCCGAAGGGCGTGACAAGGCGACCCGTGACCGTCTGTCGAAGTACACGAGTTTAGTAACACAGTAGGACATTTATGGCAGAGAAACTCTCAATCACGGTGGCCGCAAACATCTTGGTGGACTACAAGCCCACTGACGTCGAGATTGCTTGGGCTGCTGGAATCTACGAAGGCGAAGGCCACGCTTCGGGTATTGAGGGAAGAACCATCGCCCAAGTCAGCCAGAAGGATCCAGAAATTCTGTACCGACTTCGGGGAATGTTCGGTGGACGCATCGAGATGACTCGTGCCAACACTGACAAATTCCTTCACAAGTGGTTGCTGTACGGAGATTACGCTCGTTCATTCTACGCTCTCATCTGGCCGTACATGAGTGCGCGGAGGAAGCAGCAGATTGAAAAAGCGAATGGACTTCGATTCACAGGATTCAAGCAGCCAATCCGTGAGCCCATGAGTCAAGAGCGTAAGGCACTACGTTCGCAAATGACTCCGCGAGAGAAAGTGCTGGAGAGTTATCTCCATCATAAACACAGCAATATCGAAAGAGTTCGTGCTACGCAGAGAGCATATCAAGCTCGCAAGCGAGAGCAGAAAAGACTTGAAATGACTTTGCAGCAAGGAGATAACTAAATGCCAGATCCTACTTACAATGGGGACATCCAAGCCTCCACACTCGATGACCTCCTTGCCGATGTAGCTTACGACAACTTCTTCGTCAAGACGGCCCTCCAGCAGCACATGAGGGCAATCGGCGCAGTCGACCCGTTCGGCGGCGGCGTCCTGATGCGTGAGCCCTTCATTATGGGTTCCCCGGCAGCGGGTGCTGCGCCGGCTGGTCAAAACTTCACCATCACGCACACCCAGCAGTTGGCTGACCTTGCCTTCCTGCCCAAGCTCTACACCTCCCGCGACATGCTGGAGACGTTCAGCCTGAGCGTCCAGAACAAGGGACCCAACGCCAAGATCGAGTTGATCGACCTCTACTTCCGCAATGGAGTAGCGGCAATCTCGACCAACGTTGAGGTGGACGGTTACCACCACGGTCAGGCGGCAGTTGCCGGTCAGATTTCCGATGACGGAACGAACCGCATCAACGGGTTTGCCGAGGCACTGAACGACGGTCTGAACCAGTCGTGGGATGGAAACGTATACCAAAACTACGGTTCGCAGATCCGCAACGGCGCCATCTCGGTATCGAATAACTCGATCCCGTTCTTCTTCGGCAACTCGGACGGCACAGCCGCAGCCGTCTCGGTACGTGCGCTGATCCAGTTCCTGATCCGGGCGCGTAAGTTCTGCGACGGCCGGACACCGGAGATCACGGTAACTACACCGAACGGATGGGGATACATCCTTGCTGCCTTGCAGACTCAGCAACAGTTCACCACCAACTGGACAATGAAGTCTCTGACCTCCGTACCGGACGTCGAGGGCATCTCGTTCATGGGCACGGTGATCTACGATGACATCCTGACTCCCGGCGCATCGTGGGGCGCAGACTTCCCGACGAACTACATTGCCACCAGCAACAAGACTTCGACCTTCGCTGCTGCGGCCACCAACACGGGAGCAACCAGCCCGTCACAGTTGCCGGCGACCGGAACCATCACGGTGGGTGAGACGATCTTCGCGCTGACTGGTGCGGCATGGAAGTATCGTCCGACCGACAACCCCGACTTCCTCTTCGGTCGTCGTCAGAACGAGGTTTACAACAACAACACCAACGATGCCTTGCTGATCAACCTTGCGCTGAATATGTACAGCCCAAGCCCCCGCATGAGCATCCATGGATACGGATTCAACGGCTAGAAACTGCTTGAAATAAGGAGAACAAGTTCACATGGCACGCTCTACAGTTACTTATGACAGGCAGTATATCAATAATGCGGCCTCGACTTCGCCAACGGGTTCGGTCGAAGCGGTCACGGGTTTGCCGATCCAGACCGGCGTGACCGTTGGAACCTTCTTCGAGATTTCAGCGGCAGAGGCAGCACAACTTTCCTACACCCCGTGGGGTACGCTGTACGACGGCATCTACATGTGGGTGAAACTCGACCCGACCGTGGTCACTGCTCCGATTCCTCTGGGTACGGCGGTTTCGTGGCTGACGTCTTCGGAGACTGCTGGACAGGCGACTCAGGTGACGACCCTGAACACGACCACCAACGCAGACTTCGCCGGCGTTACGATCGACTCAAACTTCGGTGCAACCAACCCTTATGCCTTCATCTGCGTCAGCGGCAAGGTTTCGGCACTGTTCGATTCGTCACCGGCAACGGCATTCGGTGACGTGGTTGGTCTGTCGACCGGAACGCAGGGTTCGGTGACCCGTCAGGGTACTTCGAGTCAGGCTTTGACTGGTCTGAGTCTTGGTCACGCTATCCAGGTTGGTTCGGCTTCCAGCCGCGCCCTTATCCGTATCACGAATCCGATCTCGAGGTTCTAATCGATGGCAGACACGAAACTACCTGACTACCCCGCACGGCTTGGCGACAAGCAACT